TGATATACACAATTTCTGCGTGTGTATTTCGTTCAATATATTGTGGTAAAACCGCTTGCTATATACTGCTTTTAGAGTTAATATGTGTGTACCGCAAGGGAAACAAAGCAAACGGAGGATACAAAAATGAACGAGAAAACCACCAAGCAGATCGAGGAAATGATGAACCAGACCATAGGGGTCGAGGTTGAAATGAATAACATTACAAGAACAAAAGCCGCGCAGCTTGCCGCCGAGTTCTTCGGAACAGGCAGACACGAGCACACCGCAGGCCGCAACGGTTACGATACCTACTCCGCATGGGACAGCGAGGGTCGAGAGTGGAAGTTTCAGAAGGACGTGAGCATTGCGGGACCCGACAGCGAGAAATGCGAAATGGTTACCCCGATTCTCACCTACAAAGATATTGAAATCTTGCAGGAGCTTATCCGCAGACTTCGGAAAGCGGGTGCAAAGAGCGACGCGACAAGGGGCTGCGGAGTACACATTCACATCGGCGCCAAGGGTCACACGCCGCAGAGCCTGCGAAATCTCGCAAACATTATGGCAAGCCACGAAAGCCTTTTAGCAAGCGCCTTGAACCTCGACAGAAGCCGCATGAGCCGCTACTGCCGTACGGTCAGCAAGGATTTCCTGGTGGAACTCAACCGCAAAAAGCCGAAAACCATGGCGGCGCTTGCGGACACCTGGTACGGCAGTCAGAACGCAGATTACGGCAGGTCGGCGCACTACAACGAAAGTCGCTACCATATGCTGAACCTCCACGCAACATTTACAAAGGGCACAATCGAGTTTCGGCTCTTTCAGTTTGACGCTCCCGCAAACGGCAAGCAGAACGGACTTCACGCAGGTCAGCTGAAAAGCTACATTCAGCTTTGCCTGGCGCTCAGCCAGCTTGCCAAGCAGGTCAAGACCGCAAGCGCAAATCCTCAGCAGACTGAAAATCCCAAGTACGCAATGAGAACATGGCTTTTACGGCTCGGATTCATCGGGGATGAATTCAAGACCGCAAGGGAGCTTTACACCAAGCGGCTTGAGGGTGATACGGCTTTCCGCAACGGCAGGCCGCAGTAAAGCAGGAATCAGCTTCCTGCCCCCAACTCCCCCACAGCGTGGGGCTTTTGGTGGTAGAAAGGTGATTCCTGAACGGTGGCAAGAACGCTACCGAAAATACAAGCCTCCTTTCGGAAAGGACGGATTTCAAATGAAAAAATACTACCTCGCCTACGGCAGTAATCTGAACCTACGGCAAATGGTGCTGCGGTGTCCAACAGCAAAGGCTATGGGAACTGCGGTAATCAAGGACTACGAACTGCTTTTCAAGGGCAGCAAGACAGGCGCTTATCTCACAATCGAACCGAAGGCAGGAGCGGAAGTTCCAGTTGCAGTCTGGTCGGTCGAGCCTGCCGATGAGCAAAGGCTTGATGTGTATGAGGGCTTTCCTGCTTTCTACTACAAGGCTGAACTCGACTTGCCCGTGAGGTACTTCTCAGGCAAGACCGTACTCAGAAAGGCTTTCGTGTACATCATGCATGAAGAGCGACCGCTGGGTCTGCCGAGCGGTTCGTATGTGCGAACCTGCCTTGAGGGTTACAGCGATTTTGGTTTTGATGAGAGTATTCTTCTCGCAGCGCTGAACAACAGCAGGAGGGTTGCAAATGAAATCAGATAACGAAACAATGCTTCGCACCTGTCCGCTCTGTGGGGCGCAGTACGGCGGGATTCCTGCGCTTTCGAGAAAGTCCCCAAACACGCAGATTTGCCCAGATTGCGGCACACGGGAGGCCTTAGAAAGCATAGGTGTTTCCGCTGACGAGCAGGAAAAGATTATAAGTATCATTCACAATAAAACACACAGTTCTGACCGCTGATATTTGTGTACATTATTATCCGAAAACCGCTTGATATAATGCGGCTTTAGAGTTAATATACAGTCACCGAAAGGAAAATACATAAATACGGAGGACGAGAATATGTGGACACAGGACACGATTGGAGTTAAGGACAGCAACGGCAGAATGGTTTCGGTTACTTTCTGGGTAAAACAGTACGAAGAGCCGAGCGAAGAATACGGAATCAGCGGCGGCAGGATTTCCAAGCTGATGTTAAAGCAGGACGGCAGGGTCGTTTACAACTACGACCGGGGCGAGGATGTTGAACCCCAGACCCCCGCAGCCGAAAAGGCGCTTGCGATACTGATACACGAATACAACTAAACACTTGCGAAAGCCGCCTGCGGGCGGTTTTCCTCGTTCTGGGGGTGATAATATAAGAAAGCTGAAAAAGTACAAACCGACAAAATTCAAGCTGAAATCTTCGGTGTACGATAAATCCGCTGCGGATTATGCCGTGGCTTTCATTGAGAACCTCTGCCACACCAAAGGCACATGGGCGGGAAAGCCATTCGAGCTTATCGACTGGCAGGAACAGATAATTCGCGACCTGTTCGGAACGCTGAAACCGAACGGTTACCGGCAGTTCAACACGGCGTACATTGAGATACCGAAAAAGCAGGGCAAATCCGAACTTGCCGCCGCTGTTGCGCTGCTCCTCACCTGCGGTGACGGAGAAGAACGCGCCGAGGTTTACGGTTGCGCCGCTGACAGACAGCAGGCGGCTATCGTGTTCGATGTGGCGGCAGATATGGTGCGAATGTGTCCTGCGCTTTCCAAGCGAGTGAAGATTTTAGCATCGCAGAAACGACTCATATACACACCAACGAACTCGTTCTATCAAGTGCTGTCTGCCGAAGCCTATTCAAAACACGGTTTCAATATCCACGGAGTTGTGTTTGACGAGCTGCACACCCAGCCGAACCGCAAACTGTTTGATGTAATGACCAAAGGCTCCGGTGACGCGAGAATGCAGCCACTGTATTTTTTAATCACTACCGCCGGGACTGATACTCACAGCATTTGCTACGAAACGCACCAGAAAGCCAAGGATATAATCGAGGGTCGGAAAGTCGACCATACTTTTTATCCCGTGATTTACGGCGCTGATGAATCCGATGACTGGACTGACCCGAAAGTGTGGAAGAAAGCCAACCCGAGCCTTGACATTACGGTCGGAATAGATAAGGTCAAAGCCGCCTGCGAATCTGCCAAGCAGAATCCGGGCGAGGAGAACGCTTTCCGTCAGCTCCGTCTGAACCAATGGGTAAAGCAGGCGGTGCGTTGGATGCCGATGGAGAAGTGGGACAAGTGCGCATTCTCCGTTGATGAGGACGAACTTGAGGGGCGCGTCTGCTACGGCGGGCTTGACCTTTCGTCAACCACGGATATTACGGCATTCGTGCTTGTTTTTCCGCCTCTTGATGAGGACGATAAATACATTGTTCTTCCTTACTTTTGGATACCCGAGGATAACTTGACTATCCGAGTAAACCGTGACCACGTTCCATACGATGTATGGGAACGACAGGGTTACTTGCAGACAACGGAGGGAAATGTTGTTCATTACGGTTTTATCGAGCAGTTCATTGAACGGCTCGGTGAGCGTTTCAATATCCGTGAGATTGCTTTTGACCGATGGGGCGCTGTTCAGATGGTACAGAACCTCGAGGGAATGGGCTTCACGGTAGTTCCGTTTGGACAGGGGTTCAAGGATATGTCGCCACCGACAAAGGAATTGATGAAACTGGTGCTTGAACAGAAGATAACCCACGGCGGCCACCCGGTTCTGCGGTGGAACATGGATAATATCTACATTCGCACCGACCCAGCCGGAAACATCAAGGCTGACAAGGAAAAATCCACAGAAAAGATTGACGGAGCAGTAGCTACTATTATGGCTCTTGACCGCGCTATCCGCTGCGGGAATGACGGTGGGGCGAGTGTGTATGACGAAAGAGGGCTGCTATTTTTATGAGAGGTGAAACAACATGAGCATTTTTTCCGGGCTGTTCAAATCAAGGGACAAGCCTAAAAACAGCACAGCGGGCAGTTCCTACCGTTTCTTTACGGGAAGTTCTACGGCGGGAAAGAATGTAACCGAGCGTTCCGCAATGCAGATGACTGCTGTGTATTCCTGCGTTAGAGTGCTGTCGGAAGCTGTGGCGGGATTACCGCTGCACGTCTACAAATACCGTTCGGACGGTGGTAAAGAGAAAGCAATCGACCACTCCTTGTACCGCCTGCTCCACGATGAACCGAACCCCGAAATGACCTCGTTCGTTTTCCGTGAAACGCTTATGACGCACCTGCTACTGTGGGGAAACGCTTACGCGCAGATTATCCGAAATGGAAAGGGCGAGGTCATTGCTCTGTACCCGCTTATGCCGAACCGAATGTCGGTTGACCGTGATTCCAACGGAAAGCTGTACTACAAATACTACCGTGGTTCAGACGAAGCAATCCGCAGCAAGGAATATGAAGTCATTCTCTCAACAAGCGATGTTCTGCATATTCCTGGGCTTGGCTTTGATGGGCTTGTGGGCTACTCGCCTATCGCAATGGCGAAGAACGCTATAGGGCTTGCCATTGCGACCGAGGAGTTCGGCGCAAAGTTCTTTGCAAACGGCGCAGCGCCAAGCGGCGTCCTTGAACACCCGGGAACGATTAAAGACCCGTCAAAGGTTCGTGAAGCGTGGCAGTCGCAGTTCGGTGGAAGTTCCAACAGCGGAAAGGTCGCTGTGCTTGAAGAAGGCATGAAATACACTCCCATAAGTATTTCGCCCGAACAGGCGCAGTTCCTTGAAACAAGAAAATTTCAGATAAACGAGATAGCTCGAATTTTCAGAGTGCCGCCGCATATGGTCGGCGACCTTGAAAAATCGAGCTTTTCCAATATCGAGCAGCAGTCGCTTGAATTCGTGAAATACACCCTCGAACCCTGGCTTGTGCGGTGGGAACAAAGCATGATTCGTTCGCTCCTCACCCCAAGCGAGAAGCAGGAATATTTCATTAAATTCAATGTTGACGGACTGCTGCGCGGTGACTATGCAAGCCGCATGAGCGGGTACGCTACCGCAAGGCAGAACGGCTGGATGAGCGCCAACGATATCCGGGAACTGGAGAACATGGACCGCATCCCTGCCGAGGAAGGCGGAGACCTGTACCTGATCAATGGCAATATGCTCCCGCTGGGGAATGCGGGCGCTTTTGC